TCTCGTCATCACACCATATCCAGGTATCTGAACTTTAGCATCCAAAGGTGTTTTTACACCTTTCTTGGGTGCTGTGATTTTAGCCTCTTTCATGTTTCGGATTAGTGATTTTAGACTTATCATATTATGCTCCTCGCATAATATCATTAATAACTGATTCTACCTTACAATATTCTCCACACACTCTTCCAGCTGGAATTTCTATATCACTATTAACACCTTCACTCATTGGATACATAAAAGCTCCGTGTGTGGACGGATTGGATACGAAATCAAATGCTATTAGTTCAAAATCTGGTTGTACTTCTTGTGACTGTTCTCCAGCTTCACTTACAGTTTCTACTGAACCCATTCCACGAGAAGAAATACCAAGTTTAATTCCACTTTTAAATAATTCTTTTAATATATTACCCGATGGTGTACTTAATACTTCAACTTCACCTAATAAATTATCACCTTCCCAATGCATCTCTTTTACATTATGAGATACATTACTAAGATTTACTACAGAACTTTCAGGGTGGTCTAATTCACCCATTGCTCTACTCTGTTTAATAAATTCTTTATGATATTTTTTAGCTTCACGTACTAAGACTTCACGAGGATAAACTCTGCCATTTTGGTTTTTAGCTTCTGCACGTTGTAAAACGCCACGAACAACTAATTTTCCATTGTTTTCTTTCATGGACTCATTAATCTGTTCTTGTTTTATTTCAAATGGTAAGTAATCTACTATAAGTTGTCTCACATCTAACTCCGTATTTTAATAATTTCGTTTTTTAAATCTTCCAATTTTTTTATCCACCTATTGATAAAATTAATAGTTTCCATTTTATTGGGTTCTTCACCTCTGACTTTAGTTTCTTCTATAAGCCAGCGTCGTTTCAAATTAGATAAACTTAACAATCTTCCTAAAAAGTTAAGTCCATCTTTATTCCAAGATGATTTCATGATAAGATTAATAAAGTTGGCCGACTTTGTTTGCTAGTTTTACTAACCTTTCACTAATTTTTTTCATAGCCGTGTGAGTTCGTTTCCAATAGGTTGTAGAATCAACTCCTATTTCATTCTTCAATCTCACATTCATTTTAACAAGTTTATCTAACTCGTTTAATTTATCTCGAACCTCTCTCATTGAGTAACCAATTTTTTGTTTTGCTGTTAGAGATTCATCATTTTTATAATCGTGGTATTTACCTTCAGTTACAGATTCTTTTTTGATACCTATAATTTTATCTTGTATTTTATCAGCTCTTGCTTGAGCGGCTTTCATTCTAGCCAAAGCTCTATCAGCTTTATCTTTATCTACACCAGAATGTTTTTTTACAGAGTCTCTATGTTTATCAACCATATCCATCTCTTTAGCCATTTTCTTTTTTAAAGTAACTTCGTCAGCTTCATTTACATTCTCAAGTTTCTTATCAACTTGTTTTGCTTTAGAAACACCAACTCTATTTACACTTATAATACCTTTACGGCCTTTTTTAAGTGCTTTAGCAACTTTCATAACTGCTTCACCTTTACCACCAGCGTCAACTATTACACTACCAACTTCAGTTCTTACGTGAAATATAGCTTCAGATACTTTTTTATATCCAAATATTGCCGGGTCTTTATGACCCTCTTCATGTCCAGCTTTTTTAATCTTTTTAGAATTTTTCTTACGAAACGCTGCTGGAGTTTTAGGTGGACCTGCTCCACCATCAATATTACCAGTTACAGAGGCTTCTTCCAACTCCTGTTTAATAAGTTCTCTAATATATTTTCGTAACACTTCAACTTTTATGGACATTCTTAATCTCCTTGATTAGTTCATAATATCGCATTAGAGTTAAAACCTGTTTATCTTTTACAATTCTACCTTTAGTCATATTTTCTATCTGATTAATAGCTTCAGTTAATTTAATCTTAGTAATTTCATCAGAAACTTTAGGTGTATGTAGTTTTAATGTTTTTTTAATTTTTACTACTTCACTATCAATATATTCTCTCATTGAATTTGTATTGCTAACATTATTAATATAATTCTTCAATAAACTCTTTTGAGATTCATCTAGTGTTTTATATTTTTGATTAAATTTATCTACAAGAATTTGATATGCTAATAATCTTAAATCTTTATCTTTTTTATTATATTCACGTAAAACTTTATTTTTAGTTTCAGTTAAATTAAGTTTTTTACTAGTAATATGTTCTAAAACAGTAAATTTAGAATTAACAACTGCTTCGGGATCGAATATAGTAGATATGGTTTCTGCTTGAAATACATTATAAATTGATGCTAATATTCTATAATTAGATATTCGACCATTAAAAAAGTCATTAGCATTATAATTGTCTTTAATTTCTTTAATAAGATTGTATTTCTCACGCCTTAACGTTGAAGTATTCAATTTTTTTCGTGATTTAATAACTGCTTCTACTAATTGAGTCGCTCTATCTGCAGATTCATAATATTTTTCAGAAAGTACTCTATATAATTGTAATTCTTTACCCAATTCAGTATTTTCATTAAAATATTTCTTTACAATTTTAACTGATTTTGTACTTTTTCCAGCTAAAACGTCTGCTGTAATTTGTCTTGTTAATAATTCAAAAAGAATACTCGTATTCTTTATTTTAGAATGTTTCAATTTTCGAGCCATTATAAAATACTCCAATGTTTAATATAGTATGTCATAAATAAATATAAAGTTAAATAATAATCATTCATTTGAAACACTTTCGCTTAAAGAACTTATCTCACTATTATACTCTTCTTCTAGTTCTTGTGCCTCTGTTATAATTTTATTATCATATTTATTAAATTTCATCGTTTTTTTCAATTTATCAAAGTGAGCTAAAGCTAAATGTTTACCAAATCTTCGTGAACTGCTACCACCCTTTTTCTTATCGTGAGCTCCAAGTGGGTCTCTACCTCTTGCACTACCATCTTTACTATATTTAGGGCCTTCTTTTGGTCTACCTGCACCATCCCAACCACCGGGAGGTGAACCTCCATTAGGTCCCAAATCATCTAATTCGTGACTTGTTCTACCCATTGCCATATCTGATGGTGTTCCAGTTGCTTCTCCGCTTTTTGCTGGGTCATTTCCTTCATTTTCAATCTGTGACCTTCTGAATTTTTGTTTGTAATCAAATGCTATCTCTTTATCAAGTTTTTGTATTTCTTCATCAGTAAATCCAAATATATTTTTATAAATCCATTCTGAAGAAACTAAACCGTCTTGTAACATAGAACTTGCAAGTGAAGTTTTATTATTCCATAATTCTACTTTTTCTTCTTCATATATTGTAGATGGGTTTGTAAGACCTAATTCAAAGTTAACTAAATCTGCATCTTGATAACCTTGTGCATACAAGTGAACAATAGCTATCTTTGTTAATTCTGATATTGTAATTCTTTGAATTCTTTCAATAGTTCTAGCAAATCTTACATCCTCTGCAGCCAATGTTGCTTTACTACCAATTTGTTCTTCAAATCCTAAAAACGCTTTTGGTATTCTTAATGAAGATAAAAGTTTATGTTTAAGATATTCAATATCTTCAACTGCTTCATAAGTTAAACCAGGAAGTGAATCTATACTTGTACCACTATCACCGCCACGAACTGGTAAGAAGAAATCTTCAGTAATATTCTGCATATTGTATTTTAAGTTATAATCACCAGTATCTTCATCAACTACTGGAGCTTTTTTCATTTTATTAATAACTTTCTCCATATAATTATCAACTTCTGCCGGCGGGATATTACCAATATCTAGCTTGAATATTCTTTTTTCTGGAGCTCTCATGATTCTATGAATTAACATCGCATCTTCCATAAGAGTTAATTGTTTCCAAATTTTACGACCACCTTCAACTTGTGATTTACCGTATGGGAGATAATTAGAATCAGATAGTAATCTAAAATGAGCTACTTCATAATTTTCTAATTCTTCTTTTGTAACAGAATCTTCTTGTTTATATCTATGTTGATTTGTAACTGACTCTATTAAGAATTTAACATATTCTGGATTGTCGGGGTCTAGACCTTCTAATCTTGATACATCATACGCCGATAATGGGACTACATTTGTAATACCATATTTTTCAGAAATATCTAACTTCAAAAAGAAATCACCATATTTACACATATTGCGAACCCATGGCCATAAATTAAATTCTATATTTATAATATCATAGAATAAATTATGTAATATTTCTTTTATCTGATGATTATCAGTTTTAATTTCTAAAACTTCTCCATATTCAGATTTCATTGTGGATTCATCTGCATAAATATCAAGAGCACTTGAAATTATTGCATCACTATCCATTGATTCATAATCTTTAAAAAGATTTAATCTCATTGACTTAGTTAATAGTGAATCTGAATATCCACTTAATCCTGCACCTGTGAATATTTTTTGATACCTATCAACAAGATTACTTCTTGACATAGATTGTGTGCGACTTGTATCAGCAACTTTTAATTTTTTGCCTCCTACATTTCTTACAATTACATTTGTAGAAAATAATCGTTGTAATCTACCAAATAGACTTTTATCAGCCATTTTTTACCTCTTTACTTAATTAACCATTCTAATGATTCTTTTTTCTGATTTACTTCCATCACCCAAGAATCATTCTGGTTATCTGTTGGTGTATACACACCTTGATTTGTTGTAATACTATTCATTGCTTTCTTTTGCAATTCTATACCTTCAGCTCTTAATCGTAAAGCTGTCTCTCTTATCCACAATCCCATAGCATATGACATTACCAAGTCATCATTATATCCTGACATAGCTTCTGCACGACTTCCGTTATATATAAATACAAACAATTCATCAATTAATCTTTGAGAATGAACTGTTACTAATTTTTCTCTAAAAAATTCTTCCAATTTTGCTATTACTAATGGTCTTGTTTTAGATGTCAATGTAAATCCTGGAATTAATTGTTTTTCCATTCTATTAATTTTATTATTAATATGTCTTTGAGTATCTACTACTTGTAAATCTTTGCTCATATAAAATAAATTATCATACTCTCTATCAATACATTGTTGTATAGCAGCCCAACCAATATTATTGTTTTCAACTACAAGTAAAGCATTATTATATTCAATTGATATATTAACTAATAAATTACCATAATCTCTTGTAGACATTCTACCTTTATATTCGGCTACTTGTTCTAAACTCTCTACATCTAAAATATGAAATGCTGAATAATCTGTAGCATCTCCTCTACTAACATCAGCGCATACTATATAATCTTTTGTATAATTTGGTGGCTCCCATATCCAAACATTACTATCAATACCCCTCTTTTCAATTGGGTCTTTAACTTGTGTAGTTCTATACTCCTCTAAAATAACACCATCAACTACAGATTGACCAGATGTAATAAAATCACAATCACATTCTTGAGCCGCCATTGAAGGGCCTAACAATTTATCTTGTTCATCTCTCCAGTCTTGTAGTCTCTCAGGATGTGATGTCCAGTGTAACTTCATAAAATTAAAATCATTTAACCCATCTTCTGCATCCATCCAAGTTCTGTGAAACCAATTACCAACACCATTCGGTGTAGATAGTGCTATACATTGTCCACCAGTTGATAATGTCTGAGATGCTGCTGCCCATATTGTATCAATCCTATCAATAAATGCTGCCTCATCAAGTATTAATAATGATAATGCCTCTGAACGACCAGCATCTTCACCACTTGATACTGCTTTTACTTGTGAACCATTTTTATATCTCAATGATAACTTATTATCTTCAACACATGGTTGTTTTAACCAACTTGGTAAGTTTGCGTGCATTACACGAACTTTTGTTACTAAGTTTTTGGCAACTTCTTGTTTCGTAGCAATTACCAAGATGTTTTTATCGTGATGAAATGTCATCATCCATAAAGAGTATCCAGCAGTTAGTGTTGATATCCCTAATTGTCTTGCTTTCAAAATTATATTAAAGCGATGCTGTACTAAATCACTAACAGTTGATTCTTGAAAATTATATAAATTAAAAGGTATCTTACCCTTTATTGGATGTTGTATCACACAATACTTTTTCAAGAAATAAACAGGGTCGGATGCACATTTTACATACTCCTGTTTAATTACATCTTTTAATTGTCCTTTTGAGTTTCGGTCCATATTAATATACTACGCTTACAGTACCACTTCCGCTTATTTGTTTTACACCTATTTCATAAAGTGTTTTAGCAGTTAAAGATGATGCCGCAATAGAATCACCTTCGGTTGGCCAAATAACTGAACTTCCTGCAGTAGTTATAATAAATCCACTTGAACCGGCATCAGAACCAGTAAAATGTGTTATACCAGCAGTTGCGGTTTTAATTTTGCCAAACTTTGCATCATCTTTTATAGAAGGTACGCTTCTACTTGACACATCAGTTCTTCCTTTACCACCACTTGTTATTGTTGCCATTTATTTTCTCCTATTAATTAATGTTATTTCCCTATATATAAATATATTACTTTAAAGAATCTTCTATTTTTTGTAGATGCTCTAAAGCTTTATCGGCCTGTTTTTTAATATCTTCCATATCCATTTGCCACTTTTCTTTATCAACGGAATATCCATCAGGTCTAACTTGTTGCCAAAATTCTACAGAATCTTGTTTTTTAAACTCTTCAATACTTTGTTTTTGCTCTCTTACCCAGGCTAATTTGTTTGCAATCACTTTTTTTGTAGCCCATTCATCATATGTACCGTCAATCCTCAGTTTATTTTCAACTTTTACTTGACAGTCTAAACAATGACTGTATAAATACCACATTCTATCATCTAACCGTCTTTTCATTACTTTTTTACATTCAGGACAGAACCAAGGTACTCTTGCTTCTTTAGTTATCTCTAATTTTTCATCTATTAGGTTTCGTTCTTCTTCTTTTTCTAGTTTTAACTTCTTTTTAAAGTCTAAATCTTCTTGAGCGACAAAAATTCGTTTTTCTGGAGTTTCTCCATGTAAAATAGTTTGTAACGCTTCATTTTGTCGTTTATTTTCTCTACTATATGACATATTACCTCTTAATTAAAAATTTAATAAACCTAATATTTGATTTACTGGCGCAAATGCTCCTGTAAACTTATATGTTTTACCGTTATACTTAAATACTATTCCTTCTGATGGTACAATTGTGGATAATCCACCAATTTTATTTAATTTATCTAATTGTAACTTCAAAGTTTGTATCTTTTTTATATCTCCACCACTTTTTACTGTCTTTATTGCATTAATCACATCTTTTCGTATCTTTTGTACGGCCTTTTGGGGTGAAGCGGCTAAATATCCACCAATATTCTTTAATATTTCAGCTCCTACATCAAAAAACAACACTTCAAATGGTTTCATATTATCCTTTACCCATTTTTGGTGGTCATTCTTATCAAATGATAATACCCAATCAAGAAATTTCTTATTATCTATATCTTTCTTTATCATTGGTATCTTATATGACTTATCAAAGAACGCCCATCTCTTAGTTAAGTTAACTAAAATATGATTTGGTATCTTATATTTCATTTGTTTTGACGCATTAAAAATAAACTCTTCCCAGTATGATTGATGGTATTTAGATAAAGTATCATTATCTTTAAGTTTATACTGGTTTTGTAACTTTTTTAATCTATTCAAATATACTTTCTTCTTTTTACTAAAATCTTGTACTTTAGGTACTGATAAAAATTGTGGTTTACCAATTGTATAATGTTTTTGTACACTTTGATTAACTTGTTTAATCATACCAGCTAACATACGAGCTGAATCTTTAGGTTGTCCTATTGCTGTACCACTTTCATCATATTCTAATGTTCCGTGAAATACTATTTGTGCTTTATCATAATCTATTACATTAGC